GATCTAATTATCGCCCAATTTCCACCTGAGGTTCCAGTTCTTTTTAAAAAGATAAAATTACTTAAAGAATCATATGTTCGCGATTTATTTTTGATAACACCACAAGCAACACACAATCTTGAACAACAGTTACATCGGATAGATTTTACTGCGCAATATGTTTGTACAACTGGTTTTAAGGGTAAGATAACACCAATGGATGTCATGTATGATATTAATCTTGATGGACTATGTGGTAGCCCCTTGGTTACAAAGGATGGCATGTTATTAGGCATGCATATTGCCGGAAATGATGCTACTGGCATTTCAAAAATATTTTCATTAGCGTCCTATGAACAAATTCATAAACTTTTTTCAAGTGACGACGGGTGTGAACTACCGATGATAGATACTTTAAGTGGGTCCTTAATACCCCTGGATCGGCAGAAGTTTAATTTTGTATCTTCAACTTCCACAATTGTTCCCTCCCAGGTAAGTGGAATTTTTGAGGAATTAAGAAAACCAGCAAATTTGAATAGCTGTGGTCGAAATACTGCTATGGTTATGTCTCAAAAGTCTCATAAGAGTGTTGCACCAGTTGATCTTGAGTGTCTGGCATTTGCTACCGATTATGTTAAGTGTTTACTACCAAAGTTTGAAGTCTCTTCTGATAAAGATGTAATTTGTGGCAATGATTATGTTCAAGGACTTGACAAGAAGACTAGTTGTGGCTTTGGATTTGAAGGCACTAAGGCTGATTTTATGGATTTCGACAGAGGAAAGTTTTATGACCATTTTGAAAAGTGTTTAAATATGCGAGAGTCCCAATTCATCGGAGGGACCTATCCCTATGACTCATACCATTGTGATACCTTAAAAGATGAGTTACGTGATGTAGAAAAAGTTGATAAACCTCGTGTTTTTAAAACATCTCCATTAGATATTCTGTGCTTAACTCGTCGATATACATTAGGGTTGGTTGCGAAGTTGCGGAAAAATATGTTTAATAATGGTATTATGGTAGGAATTAATCCTTTTTCACATGATTGGGAACATATGCTTAAGAACATTATTAAAAATGGAGATAATGTATTTGATGGTGATTACGGAAACTGGGATGGAGGAATGTTATCACAATTCCAGCAGTACCTAAATACGGAGATGGTTGCTAAATTTAGTGGTACACTGCAGCAAAAGAAAATCTTGTC